GCCGGTGTTGCTGGCTGCCGACTGGTAGCCGGTGTTGCTGGCTGCCGAGTAGTCGCCGGTGTTGCTGGCGGTGTCGCCCACCACTGTCTGCTCAACCGAGTTGTCCAACCGAGCCATGATCCAGTCGATTGCTCGCGAGATCATGGTCGGCATGCTGATTTCCGCTTCCACCACCAGGGTGGCGCTGGCGATCTTGCTGTCATCGTCGTGACGGCTCAGTTGCCCCGAAGCCTTCACGATGGCGAATCGGCTGTCGCCTGGGGCGTAGTAGCCGAAAACATCGAGTGGGTACTCGCAGGAGTGGAAGCCCGAGGCGCATGCCTCTACTTCGCCCTCGTGCTTGTAGGTGCCGCCGATCTCGAACTGGTAGCCGCGACAGGTCAGGTCTTGCTTGAACCCCTTGTAGGCGGTGACGATCTCTTCAACCTCGGTCTTCTTCTTGCGGGTCATGATTCGGTCCTTTGAGAGAGAGCCCCTGGCCGAGGGGCGGGAGCGCTTTCGGCTGCCGGCGATACGTCGGCATGCGGAAACGCTCGAAAAAAGCCCGGCCGGAGCCGGGCAAAGAGGGGGAACGCTGCATGCGCAGCGGGGAGTGATCTGACCGGTCGCGACTCCGGCTCTGGCATCAGTGCGCTTCTCGGGTGTTTGCCGCTGCTGCGGTGACTGTGCTGATGCCCGGAACTTCATCGGCCATGGCCGCCCACGTGCGCGCTTGTTCCCGCGCTTCCCGCGTGTCTCCAGGGAGCCTTCGGCTCCCAGCTTCCACGCCGCAGATCACTCTCCGCTGCGCCCTGGCGCCGGAGCGCCAGGGGAGCGGGCAGGGTTTCTCTCGCTAAAACCAATATCCCCGGTTCTTCAACCCTGCGAAGCACCCCGGTTTATCTGGTCCTCGGCTCTCAGTGTGCAGGGCCAGCACGGCACACCGGTCATCACCTCTCGGGTGGTGTTCTTTCAGAGGGCGGTACAGGCCCGCAACGCCACCGGCGCCGACTGGCCTTCGATCCAGATAACCGCCGCCCCGCCAAGCGACACGCTGGCCCGGCCGACGGTGCGGGTGCGCTGTGGTTCGGCCCCCCGGTACGGGCGGTACTCGATCAGCGCTGGCGCTGGGTGCTCTCGGTTCCAGGCCTCGACCAGTTCCGCCGGCGGCACAGGACGGACGTTGCCGATCTGCTGGTAGATCTCGGAGCGGTGAATGGCGACGTCGTCCGGGGCGGTGATGCCGAGGCGCACCTGGTCGCCCTGGCTGCCGAGGACCGTGACGGTGATGTTGTCGCCGATATGCAGGGTTTCGCCGGGTCTTCTGGTCAATATCAGCATGGTGTGACTCCGTTCGGGGTGACGGCCACCTCAGGAAAGCGGCGCGAGGTAAGCGGTCAGTACGGTTTCTCGACCTTTCCTTGGTCTTGCAGGCTCTTGACCCTGAAGAGCTCAGAGAGGATGTCATCCATCACCTTGCCCATCTGATTGCGCAGGCCGTCCTTCAGGTGACCGGTGATGTTCACGGCGCTGTCCTTCATCTGCTTCGAGAAGTCTTCGGCGCAGATTTGCGTCATCAGGTATTCGGCGCGGGTGACAGAGTTGTAACCGCCATCGGCTCTACCGGTGCGTGGATCGACCTTCGCAGACCAATAGCCGCTTACAGTTCGCTCCAGCTCTTTGCGAATGCTGGTCGGCTCACCTTCCGGCTGCCCCCAAGCGGTGACGCGCTGGTAATCGCGCTCGAAGCAGTTGTGCACGGTTTCGTCGATTGCTTTCTCGACCTGGGCCATTGCGCGTTCGGCGAAGATCTTGTCGATGCGCGATTTCACTTCCCTGGCAATCAGCCCTGAGAGTTCGCTGTCATGGCTCAGGATCTCGTCTGCGGCTTTCGCGACGATGGCGGCTTTCAGGTCTTCTTCATTGATGTTCAGCATATCCGTGCCCTCCAGGGCGTGTTGACTTCTTCGATGCCCTCTTGCGAAGGGCGCCTGAGGAAATCTCAAAACCGCTTCTTTGCGTTCTCATTCACTTCGCGTTTCCTGCTATTCAGCTCTACGAGCCGCTCGGCTTCATCGTCTTCGTTGATCCAGTTGAATGCCGCAAGAACTAGGCGCGAGTAGTCGCGCCCGTCTGCTTTCAGGCTTGCGGGCGCAGCCTTTGGTCTGATCTTCATGCGACCCCCTCAAACGTCGTGCTCGATGCGGAAACGCCAAAGCGCGCCCAGTTGCCCGGCGAGTAGAACTGAACAACCTTTGCAATCTTGATGATGTGCTCAGCACCGAAGCGAAAGGACTTGCCCTGATACTTGCGCGGCTTGGTCAGCTTTTTGTCGAGGCAGCTGGCGCCCACAAGCCTGCCGTCGCTAAGACGGATTCCGTGCCTCAGGGCGCGCCCACAGTGCTCGCAATTGCAGTCGCTTTCGTAGCCTACTATTGAGATCTGGCTCATTGCTGTTTCCCTCGTTTGATTTCCCGTCTTGCCCTCCAGGGCGTATTGACTTCCCGTCTGGCCCTCGGTGGAGGGCCAGCCAGTGAAATCGGTGTTTCTCCCGCGTTCGCCTAACTGGGCTTCTACAACCCGCGGGTGGTGTGTCCTCACCACTGCCGATAGCAGCTCGGACTCGATGTGTTTGGCCTTGGGCTTCCCTCGCAACGCCTTCAATCGGCATACAGCGCTGGTCATGGGGTATCAGTGTTACTCCGCGCTTGAGTGCAGCCCGGCGGCCCGTTGAGTAGGGCACGTACGCGCGGATTGCCGACCCGAACATCGGCTGGGCTTAGTACTGCATTGGCTGTTTCCTCCTATTGGTGTCATCTCGGTCGCTTCTCCTTGTCGGGGTTCGTTCCCACTCCTGCGTTCGCTTCTTTGGTCTATTGGCAGGTGACTTGAGCAACGTCGCGTGCAAAGCATGGGCTTGCACGGCTGGACTGTCCGGCCCAGCTCGGGCTGCGTCTTTTGCCTCTTCCAGCGTCTCGCGACGTTGGCGCAGCAGAGGGTTCCCAAATTGTCGAAAGAGCGGTCGGCTCGGTGGCCTGGCCAGCGGTGTGCTGCTGGTGTATTAAATTAACCATCGGTAAATATTTTCGTCAATACCGATGGTTAATTTATTTTCTCCAGGCATGAAAAAGCCCGCATGAAGCGGGCTCTTTGGAGGGGGCTGACGTGGGGTTAGGCCACTGCCTTCCACCACTCAATGGTGCGATTCGCAAGGATATCGCTTGACGGCGCCTCGATCACGTCGATACCGGATCGCTGAAATCGATCAAGCTGACGCCGCGTTGCATCTTGGTGCTTAGTGAATTCGCTACGAGTCATCCCACTAGATTCCTGGGGCATCAGCACGGACATTGAGGACAGCTTTCGATCCGAATTGCTGGTAATCAGTAGCAGGTCAGATGCTGCCTGCAGGAGGTTGTTCTCTACCACCAGAGGGCTTTTGTACCAGGCGGACACCACCGCGCCGGCCGCGCGCTCGTTCAGAAGAGGGATGTCTACGTCGATGGTCGCGTTATTGTTTAACCTCAGCCGATACGGTTCTGAGCAGATAATGCGTTCAGCATCGAGCGCCATCTTCTCGCGCATGATCTCGAAGAGAGTCTCACGCACCTTGTGATTGGAGCGATAGCGGAAGTTATGATTGCGTTGCTTTTCGGTGGGCATGCCCAGGGTAACGACATCGAAGAAGAACTCGTCGACCACGCTTTCAGCATCAGGGCCCGCTGCATACAGCGACTGGCCTAGGCGTATCGTATCGCTCAACTCATCTGGTAGGTCGGCATGGTGAAGCCGGATCGTGTCTTCGATATCGACCATCAGATGGCTGAGGCTGGCAAGGTCGATGCGATTGCCGTAGAGGCACTTGATGCGCTCGAACGTATCAAGCATTCGTACCTCAACCTTGCCAGCATACTGGAACAACACCCCGACATTGAGGTATTCGCCGGTGTCTTCATCCAGGCACGCACTGATGGGACGCCACACACCCTTGACAACCGGCTGTTCGGCCCCGCTCAGGCGATCACGTAGTCTTGCAAGATTGCTCATAGGACCATGCCGGATTCTTTGGCGTATGCTGCTGGGTCATGCCGCGATTGCAGCAGGTGGATGATAGCGTCGATATCGATGTTGTCGAAGAACTCAGCCAGCACGGCGCGCGCCGCTCCTTCTCCGCGGTCTCTAAAGCCAACGGCAAACGCGTTGTATGCCATGATCATTTGGCTTTTCTTGGGTAGCTTCGCACTCCAATTCGGCTCGTAAGAATCGATGAAGTTCCTCAACCGATTACCGGGCTGATGGCCGGCCCCCAGCGAGCCTATGGTGCCAGGCTGCCAGTTCGGATAAACAAAGATGCGTCCATGGTCAATCAGCATCAAGTTGTCGTTACTGGCGAGTAGATTGCCAGGGTGCCTATCCGAGTTCAGAAGCCAATCGTCGAAGGCGACGACCTTCGGCGTATCCTCTGCCTCTGCCAGATGCTTAACGAGTCGCCGCAACCGTCGTTGTTTCAGAAATTCGAGTTGCACGCCTTGCATGTGCTTCTGGACCAGGTTCGGGTAGACCATATCCTTTGTGAACCAGCAGAAGTAGTTTGGCTGTAGGCGCCCACGCCCGAGGTTTCTTAGTCCAGCAAGCGCTGACTCCGGGATCTGCTCCTGTTCAAGCAAGATGATGCCGGCAACCGTTGGCACTTTGAACCCGCATGCCTTCGCAAGAACGTAGCCAAGCGCCTCGCTGATCACTTCCTGGTTATCGACTGGCGTGCGCCGTACCGGGCAGTCAAGCATGTCCGGCAGGGGCTTGACATAGCACCTTACGCTATCGCCATTCACGCGGATCTTTGCGCGGAAAAGGGGGCTGAGGCCGGTAACCTTTGGCGCCTTCAGCACCCCTGCAAATGCGTCACTGCTTAGGGTGTGAATCATCGTTCTGCAGCCTATCCCTTAGGCGTTTGTGGCTTCCTTGGCTGACGGTATCTTGGTCACTGACGTGCTCGAAGCGCGCTGTTATTTGGTCTAGAAGATCTAGGTCAGCCTCCGAGAGGCGCCCGTCCCGTGCAGCCTGGTTGATGCGCTCAAGAACTGTTCTTGTGCGCGGAGATGCGAAATCCATCAGTGCTTCAGCGCGATCTGCATGCTCGCCACTGTTACCTGAGGAGAATGAGCCCTGACTTGAGGGAGATTGAACGGCACTAGCCATGTCAGCGATTTCTTTGGCCAAGCGTTTGCTGAAATGCTCGACCGGCTCACCAAGCGCCCTGGACAGGACAGCAGCGAACTGAGCGTTCAAGGGGTTGATTCCCTTGAAGTAAAGGTTGACAGCAGCGGGGGTTATGCCCGCCATCTCAGCAATTTTCTTCTGGCTGAGCTTGAGCTGGTTCTTTTTGGCCAGAAAAAGCTCATGCGCCGCGGTGCATTCGGCTATTCGGTCTGGAGGAAGGGCGCGTTTCTTCGTCATGCGGCAAGTGTTTACCAGCGGTTAACACAATGGAAGAAACCATCGGTATTGATAAAAACTAACCGATGGTTAATTATTGGTGCCATCTGCAACTGCGGAGACGCACCCAATGAAACAGATTCCCCTTGAGGAATTTGCTACCGAGAAAGGCCAGGCCGAGGCCGCCAGGCTCCTTGGAATTACTCCACCTGCAATCAGCAAAGCGCTACGTGTCGGTCGTGCGGTGTTCGTTACGGAGCATGATGACGGTACTTTCACTGCTGAAGAGCTCCGCCCGTTTCCTTTCCAAGGGCATCAGAAATGGGCGTCCTGACATGACAGCCAACCGGAATGGTGGACTCGGCAGGGGGGCAGGCGGCCCTATCTTCACGCAGTCCCAGCTTGGCCTGGTAATGCTCGCCAATCGCCGCGGGTCGGCCTGCACTGAGCTGTTCCTCCGCGTTACCGCCCAGATCCTGCCTGACCAGTTCTGCACACCACTACACGCCAGCCGTGGACCCCGGATCGGGTTCCTCCATTTCACGCTGGCCTCAACGGAGGAGGTGGGGGGCGTCACGACAGGAACGTACGAACTATCTCGACTGCTCGAGGCAGATTGTCCATGCCCAGGTCCAGTAGTCGCGTTGTCAGGTGTTTTATGGAATCGGCGGGCAGTCCTCGAAGCGCTTGAACAAGCTGGGTTTTCTCCTCCGGCGTCACCTGCTGATCACTCGCCTTGGCGAGACGTAGTTCGATCATCTGACGGAGAGAGTCCTCATGAAACTTGATCGTCACCGGCCCCAGGATTGCGCTCAGGCCGCCGTCATCTGCCAGAAAGTCGATCCCCTTGGCTGTGATTTCCGCGTACAGCAGTTCGCGGCCTTCACTCAAAAATTCCGAGATTTTTGCCCTTGCCAGGCCGTGCTCGTGCAGGTAGGCGCAGCAGGCAGTGAGCATCCTGGTGTCGTCGAAGAGGTCGGAGAGCCCATCGGTATGTACCGGATTGGGATACGCGTCCGCCAAGCGGTCCAGAACGGCTTTCTGAATCGTGCGATCGATTTTCAAGTTTTCAGCCTCCTCGGCCATCGCGCTGTAAGGGGAGCCAGGGATAGCGCGGTCATCCGTGCGTCATGGCGAAATGATCGTAACCGTGTGGGAGGCGCAGTGCATGCGGAATGAGTCGCACACCCTGATCTCAACGCTGCTCGGCGTGGTGAACCAATGGCGCCGCCGAGAGGGGTGGAGCCGCGAGACCGTCGTCCAGCACATCGTGGAGGCGCACGAGCGCATCCAGGGAGCGCTGGTCACCGGCATTGTCTTCGACCCGCCAACACGCGATACAACCGAGCGGATGAAGGTCAACGCCGACCGCGTCTTCCGCTGGCTCGACGACGGCACCAAGGACACCAACCTGGTGCCGGCGAACTTCGTTCCCAGCATCCTCGCGGCGCTGCCGACTGACCTGAAGGTCCAGGCCCTGGGCGACATCCTGACGCCGCTGGGAGTGTCGGTGCGCTTGATCGGCGGCGATGCCGGCCAGCGGCCGGAGGTGCTCTGCATGCTCCGGACACTCATCAAGGAGAACGGTGAGGCGCAGCAGGCTGTTGCCAACCTCGTCGACGGCGCTGATGACCAGGAACTGCAAGAGGCCCACCGGGAACTCTCCGAATCCAGGGCGGCGACCGATGAGGCGCTGCGGATGATCGACCAGATGCGCCGGCCGCGCCTTGTTCAGGGGTAGCCGTGCCGTCCTTCCAGATTGGCCAGCCGGACGGCGAAGAATTCCGTGGTCCGGACGCTCGCCCGGTCACCGAGGTACTCGATTGCGTGCTGAGCGGGCTCGGTAGGTCCGCGCCAGTTCCGGCGGGAAGCGTCGAGTTTCACCAGCAGATGGCTCTGCAGGCCGCCCAGCAGATCAAGCAGAGCTACAGCCATATCGCGAAAGAGAAAGCTCGCCGGGAGTGCCTTGCGCATCTCCGGGCATCGTTACGCAGGCCGAAGGAGGCCTTCCATGTCGCTCCCTGAGCCATTGGTCCCGCAGGAAGTTGACCTGCGCGGGCTGACATTTATGCCGCTGGATGTTGCCAGGCTGCGCGATAGCGACCTGGCCATCGAGGCTACCGGCGACGAATTTCGCGCCGCAGTCCTGCTGTGGTGCGCCTCTTGGGGACAGGTTCCAGCCGGTTCTCTACCAAATTCCGACACAGCTCTTGCTACCTATGCCGGGTATGGCCGAGGCGATATCAAGGGCTGGCGCAAGGTACGTGAGGGCGCCTTGAGGGGCTTTATCGAGTGCTCCGATGGCCGTCTTTACCACCCCGTCGTGGCCGATAAAGCCTTGGAGGCCTGGGCCGAGCGCGTCGAGTATCGCGAGGCCAAGGACAACGAAAAAGCCCGGAAGCAGAAGGAGCGCGAGGACCGCAAGCGGATGTTCGATGCGCTCCGTGCAGTTGGGATCGTCCTGCCCTGGAACACCCACACGTCAGAGCTCAGGTCACGCTTCGAGAAGATCGTTAAACCTGTGACAAGTCACGAACCTGTCACTGTGACAGGTCACGTACCTGACACGGCTAAGACAGGGACAGGGACAGGGACAGGGATTAAAGATCAAGAGCTAAGTCCTACTGACGTAGGACTCGTTGACGCTTCGCGCCAACCAGCACCGTCGACCGACGAAGACCTGTTCGAACCTGAGCAACCCGAGAGCCTGAACGGCCACCACCACGGAATCAAACCGTGCCCGGCACAGGCCATCGCAGACCTGTACCACCAGGTGCTGCCAGAGCTCCCAGCAGTCGCCCTGCTGAACGACACCCGGCGGCGCCACCTGCAAGCCCGATGGAGGGAGCACGAAGCCCACCGCTCGCTGGACTTCTGGCGAGAGCTCTTCGAAACCGTCAAGGCCTCCCCGTTCCTGATGGGCAATGTCCCCGGTCGCAACGGTGCGAAGCCATTCCGCGCCACGTTCGACTGGATCATCGCGCCGTCGAACTTCGTGAAGATCGTCGAGGGAAATTACCATGCGTGACCCGTTCAGCCTGGAAGCCGAGCATGGCGTTCTGGGTGCCATGCTCCTGCGCAACGAGTTGATCGACGTGCTGTCGGCAGACCTGACCCCGGAGGATTTCTACTGGCCGGAGAACGGCGACCTGTACCGCGCCATCCTGGCTCTGCACAGCGACAGCCAGCCGGCAGACATCGTGACCGTCGGTGAATTCCTGGGCGACCGGTACCAGGTCCAAACCACTGACGGCGTGATCACCGGGATGGCCTACATCGGACAGATCATCCAGAACACGCCCAGCGTGGCGAACGCCGGAACCTACTCGCGGATCGTTCGGGAGCGAGCGGTTGACCGAGCTTTGGCGGCTGCGGGGGACAGACTCCACGAGCTGGCACTCAGCGAGGCCGCCCAGGCCGACAAGGTCGGCGCCGCCCAGGCCATGGTCATGGCGCTGGACTCGAAGACCTCGACGCACGAGGTGCGCCATGCCGCTGACGTGCTGACCGACCACATCGAGGAGTTGCAGCGCCGCTCCGACCTCGGCGGGAAGCTGGATGGGCTGTCAACCGGCATCGGCGACCTGGACCAGAAGCTCATGGGCCTGAAGCCTGGCGACATGGTCGTGATTGCTGGTCGTCCTGCAATGGGCAAGACCGCGCTGGCGATCAACATCGCCGAGCACGTCGCCTGCGACCTGGGTGACCCGGCCCTGGTGGTCTCGCTGGAGATGACCAACGGCGGACTGATGGATCGCATCCTGGCATCCCTCGGTCGCATCCCGCTGACCGCGATCAAGGACGGCTCCGCACCGTCCAGCCACGGTGCCGAACTGGGATCTGCCTCGCTGAAGGTCAAGCGCTCGAAGTTGTACATGGCCGATCGCCCCGGGCTGAACGCCGCTCGACTGCGGGCCCTGGCCCGGCGTCACAAGCAGCGCCATGGGTTGAGCCTGCTGGTGGTGGACTACCTGCAGCTGCTGGAGAGCTCCGGCAAGTCCACTCGCACCGAGGACGTCAGCGACATGTCCCGCCAGTGCAAGCTGCTGGCGATGGAGCTTGGTATCCCGGTCATCGTGCTGTCGCAGCTCAACCGCTCCCTGGAGCAGCGGCCGAACAAGCGACCGATGATGTCAGACCTGCGCGAGTCCGGGGCGATCGAGCAGGACGCCGACGTGATCATGTTCGTGTACCGCGACGAGGTCTACCACCCGGATACCCAGTACCGCGGCGTGGCTGAATTGATCATCGCGAAGCACCGCAACGGCGAGCCAAGCACTGTTCGGTGCGCGTTCCTGGGTAAGTACTCGCGATTCGAGCAGCTCGCTCCGGGCGCGCTGGACGAGTTCGATTTCGACGAGCCTCAGCAGGCGCCGAAGGTCACCAGCATGGCGGAGCGCTACCGCGGGATGAAGGGAGGGCGCGCCAATGGCTGACCTCCGCCCGGTGATGTTCACCGTACCCGGCGAGCCGGTGGGGAAGGGGAGACCGCGTATCGGTCGCGTCGGCGCCCACGCCAGGATGTTCACTCCCGCGAAGACCGTGGCGTACGAAGGCCTGGTGGCCATGGCCGCACAGCAGGCAATGGCGGGGCGCCCGCTGATAACCCGGCCTTGCCTCATCGAGATCTGGATGTACCACCAAGTGCCAGCCTCATGGTCGAAACGCAAGCGTGCACAGGCTCTGGCCGGTGAGATCGCCGCCATGCGCAAACCGGATGCGGACAACTGCCTCAAGGCCATCTGCGATGCCTGCAACGGCGTCGTATGGCGTGACGATGTTCAGGCCACCCGCGGCATATTCCAGAAGCTCTGGAGCGAAACGCCAGGCGTGCGAGTGAAGATCGTCCCTCTCCTCGAGGGCGAGCAGTGACTACAGGAAACTACAGGGGAGAGTCGAAATGAGACTGATCAGCGCGCGCCAGGCTTGGCACGACGCCTTCTACGAGAGTCGGAGCTCAGTGCTGGCGGTGGCGGCCGACAAGGCCGCGCTGGGCAAGAAGGGGCGGGTGGCCAACGAGACGCACCCCGACCGCAAGGACACCAACGGGCGTAGCGCCCACATGCTGGCCGCCGGCCTGGTGCAGGCTGCCATCCGCTCGCTGCCGAAGCCGCTGCAGCACTTCGGCCACACGCTGTACTCGCCGCTGGCCACCGGTGACGACGTGGCGATCGCTCACGGCCTGGTCTGGATCGGCGCCGGCCTCGGCCAACTGACTCAGCGCCAGGGCGAGCGGGCTTACTGGATGGCGCTGGCGGCGATCAACTCGCATAAGCGCGCCGTCAATGGCCGCGACACACTGCGCCCGGCCGAGGTCTGCCTCTTCATCGAGGAGCGCCTCGGCTGCCGGATCGACCCCGGCAACTGGGCGCGGGACTACGCCAGTACCTGGGAGCGCCTGGCGCGCCACATCGACAAGCTCGACGCTCAGGCGCTGAGGCCGGTCGCCGAGGTAGTGGCGAAGCAGAGCGGCCTGCGGAAGGGGCCGGGCTGGCGCTGGCACCAGGTCGACCGCGATGTGGCGGCGTTGCAGCGCGCCGAGGCCTACGCCGAGCGCCGTGAGCACCACCAGCAGCGCCTGGCCGAGCGCCTGCGCGGAATGTCGGACCAGGAGCTGGCGCGGTGGGCGGCGAGGATGAAGCGGTACGGGGAGGCATACCGGGAGGAGTGGGGCGAGGACATCCTGGAATGCCCCAGTGTCCATCAGCGCTACCATGACCGCGTGGCGGCCTATTGGACCCAGCGGGAACGCCTGAAACGGGTCGCTTGACGATTTGAAGAGCATTTGGGTATCGTTTTGCCATTGTGCACAGTTGCACCCAACCAACAGATTCCCCCGAAAACCCGGCCCTGGCGCCGGGTTTTTTCGTTTCTGGAGTACCCCATGGCTGAACCGACGAGCAGCGGAGCAGTAGCAGCAGCCGGCGCCGTCGGGCTCACTGCCACCGCGATCATCCCCGGAGTCGACGTCAATGCGGTGATCGGCGGCTTCGCCGGCGCGCTGCTGTTCGTGCTGTGGGCTCACGACCTGACCATGGCCAGGCGCCTCGGCTACCTGCTGGCGTCCTGGGTCGGCGGCTACTACGCCGCCACCGAGGCTGTCGGGCGGGGCGCGACCCAGTTCTCCGGGCTGCCCGCACTGGTCACCGCCGCGCTGATCGTCACGATCCTGATCGGCGTGCTCGACTGGATGATCGGTGGCCGCGCGCCGGCATGGCTCCAGATCGTTCTGCAGCGCATCGTCGGCATGATCGGAGGCCGGAAAGATGGTTGATCTGGTGACCCTGACGGCTGCGGCCGTCTGCGGCGCTATCAGTTGCCGCATCTTCACGTACCAGCGCCACGGTGCCACGTACCGGTTCGGCGTCTCGCTCTGCGCGTACATCCTCGCCGCTGGGACCGGCATGCAGGCGCTGTCGATCAGCCTGGCCGTGCTGATGGCGCGCCACGCGACGCCGATATCGCCGTATCTGCTGGCGGTCCTGGTTGTGCTGCTGGTGCTGGTCTACCGCAACAAGGGCAACATCGCGCCCATCCTGAGGCTCAGTTGAGGTGATCCATGGCGCTGACCAAGAAACAGCGCCTGTTCGTCGACGAGTACCTACTTGACCTCAACGCGACGCAGGCCGCGATTCGGGCCGGCTACAGCACCCGGCGCGCGACGGAGATCGGCTATCAACTGCTCCAGCGGCCGGAGGTCGCCCAGGCCATCCAGGCCGCCATGGCCGAGCGCTCGAAGCGCACCGAGGTCGAGGCCGACTATGTGATCCGCCGCCTGCGCGAGATCGACGAGATGGACGTGCTCGACATCCTCGAGGACGACGGATCGTTCCGGTCTATCCGCGACTGGCCCAGGGCGTGGCGCCAGTTCCTGTCTGGCATCGAGATCGCCGAGTTGTTCGAGGGCCGCGGAGACGACCGCCGCATCGCCGGCGTGCTCCGCAAGGTCAAATGGCCGGACAAACTCCGCAACCTGGAACTGCTGAGTCGTCACGTCGGCACCGAGTCTGCCGCGCTCGACTTGGAGCTCAAGCGCCTGGATGTCGCGAAGAAGCGCGCCGAACTGAAGCTGCTGGAGAACCCTGAGGACGAAGCGCCGCCAACCAGCGTCGCCGTGACAATCATCGATGCGAGGGTGCGCGATGCCGACGCTTAACGTGCCTCAGGCGAAGTTCCTGGCCCTGCCGCACAAGTTCTGCGGCTTCGTGGCCGGGTTCGGCTCCGGCAAGACCTGGGTGGGCTGCTCTGGCCTCGCCCAGCACGCCTGGGAGTGGCCGCGCATCAACGCCGGCTACTTCGCGCCGACCTACGCCCAAATCCGCGACATCTTCTATCCGACGATGGAGGAGGTGGCTTTCGACTGGGGGCTGCGGACCAAGATCAACCAGGCGAACCATGAGGTTCACCTGTACAGCGGCAGCGCCTACCGCACGACGATCATCTGCCGCTCCATGGAGAAGCCGCAGACCATCGTCGGCTTCAAGGTCGGCCGGTCCCTGGTGGACGAGCTCGACGTACTGTCGCTGATCAAGGCCCAGCAGGCCTGGCGCAAGATCATCGCGCGGATGCGCTACAAGGTGGACGGCCTGCGCAACCGTGTCGACGTCACCACCACCCCGGAGGGCTTCAAGTTCGTATTCCAGCAGTTCGTGAAGCAGTTGCGCGAGAAGCCGCACCTGCAGGACCTGTATGGCCTGGTCCAGGCCAGCACCTACGACAACGAGGCGAACCTTCCGGACGACTACATCGATTCCCTGATGGAGTCGTACCCGCCGCAACTGATCGCGGCGTACCTGCGCGGCCAGTTCGTCAACCTGACGTCGGGCACCATCTACACCGCCTACGACCGCACTCTCAACGCCTCGCAGGAGACGGTTCAGCCAGGCGAGCCGATATTCGTGGGTATGGACTTCAACGTCGGCAAGATGGCCGCCGTCGTGCATGTGAAGCGCCTGGGCCTGCCGCACGCGGTCGACGAGATCGTCAACGGGTACGACACCCCGGACATGATCCGCCAGATCAAGGAGCGGTTCTGGCTGTACGCCGACGGCGACTATCGGCCGACCCGCCAGATCAGGATCTACCCCGACGCCTCCGGCGACTCTCGCAAGTCCGTCCGGGCCAGCGAGACCGATATCGCGCTGCTCAAGCAGGCCGGTTTCGTCGTATCGGCTCCAGCCGCCAACCCGCCGGTCAAGGACCGGATCAACTCCATGAACGCCATGTTCTGCAACGCCAAGGGCGAGCGGCGGTATCGGGTCAATCCCGACCGCTGCCCGTCCTACGCCGATACCCTCGAGCAGCAGGTGTGGGGCACCAACGGTGAGCCGGACAAGTCCGCCGACATCGATCACCCCAACGATGCTGCGGGCTACTTCATTCACAAGGAATTCCCGGTCGAGCGACCTGCGGCCGTTGTTACCACCCTGAGGTTCTGACCATGAGCGATTCCGTTTGCCAGTGCTGCGCTGCTGTCGAGGAGATGCGCGAGCACTGGAAGCTGATCGATTGCATCAAGGGCGGCACTTCGGCCATGCGCGAGGCGGGGGAGGCGTACCTGCCCAAGCGGCAGCTCGAGACGAGGGAGGACTATGAAGCGCGGCTGAGGCTGGCGACGCTGCACCCCGCGTTCGAGGAAACGGTCGGCGCCATGGTGGGGCGAGTGTTTGCGAAGCCGGTCGTGATCGGCGATGACGTGCCGCAGGAGATCGCCGACCTGCTGACCGACGTGGATACGGAGGGACGTGACCTGCAAGTTTTCGCCCAAGACTGGTTCCGCGGCGGGCTGGAGTATGGCCTGAAGTTCGCCCTGGTCGAGATACCGCAACGGCCAGAGGATCTGCCGAACACACGGCAGGCCGAGCAACAAGCCGGCTTCAGGCCCTACGGGGTGCTGATCGAGCCTGGCCAGGTGCTGGGGTGGAAGACCGGCAAGGTTGCTGGTGTCGACAGTCTGACCCAGTTCCGCTTCCGGACGTGCCGGGTGGAGGAGGTGGACGAGTTCACCGACGAAACCGTTGAGCAGATCCGCGTGATCGAGCCCCACCGGCATCGCGTGTTCGAGGAGGGCAAGGACGGGTGGGAGATGGTGTCGGACACCCCGAATACGCTCGGCTTCATCCCCTTGGTGCCGTATTACACCGCGCGTACCGGGTTCCTCACGGCAAAGCCACCGCTGCTCGAACTCGCCCACCTGGTGGCGAAGCACTGGTGGCTCCAGTCCTCCCTGGACAGTCTGGTCGATGTCGCCTGCGTGCCGATCCTGGTGATGACTGGCGTCGACTCCGGCGACGAACTGGCCATCGGCGCGCGCTCCGCGGTGAAGTTGCCTCGGGAATCCGACATGAAGTATGTCGAGCACACCGGCGCCGCCATCAAGACCGCGCGGGAACAGCTTGACTCACTGCAAGAGGAGATGAGGCAGGCCGGTGCGAAGCTGGTGGAAAAGTCCACCCAGGTCATGACGGCGAAGCAGTCTGGCGAGGAATCGGCGAAGGAGACCAGCAAACTGGCGATGATGTGCCAGGGCCTGCAGGACAGCCTGGTGCTGTTCCTATCGTACTTCTCCCTCGCACTGAACAACCGCGCCGAGGGCGGCACCGTGCAGCTCCAGCCGAATCTCGACCCGGATTATGCTCCGGCCGAGACCATGGGTGTGCTGCAGCGCATGCGTGACGGCGGCTCGTTGTCAGACCAGACCCTGTTCAACGAGGCCCAGCGCCGCGGCATGCTTGCCGAGGACCTGGACTGGGAGTCGGAGCAGGAGCGGATCCGCAACCAGGAGCCTGCGATATGACTCGCTTGGAGGTGCTGCTGGCGGAGCTGTATACCGACCATGGTATCGACCTGATCAGGGCCACGGCGGGTATGTCGAAGGAAGTCGAGGAGAAGATCACCGAACTCGCCGAGGAGTTGGTGAAGCTGCTGCAGGGCCGTCGGTTGCCGCTGAAGAACGTAAAGGAGGTCAACGCGATCCTCGACGAGGCGGCCAAGGCAATCAAGGCGCAGTACACCGAGATCGCTGCGGCACATGATGCCAACCTGCGGCAACTCGCGGTCATCGAAGGAGGCTTCGCGTCGAGCTCAGTCAACAGTCTGGTGAGCCGGCCAATCATGCTCGGCGTCGGCAAGAACCGACTCAGCGCCGTGGTTGCGAATACGCTCATCGAGGGCGCGCCTACCAAGCAATGGTGGCTCAAGCAGGCTGCGGATGTGTCGTTCCGGTTCGCGGGTGTGGTGCGCAATGGCTTCGTGAACGGCGAGACCACGGAGCAGATGGTCACCCAGATCGTCGGCCGCCGGGCTCGGGGCGACCAACCGCCGGTGAAGGGCTTCATGGATGTCAGCAAGCGCGCGGCTCGGACCTTGGTCCACAACAGCGCCCAAGCGGTGGCCAATGGCGCCAGGATGGAGGTCTACAAGGCCAATTCTGGCGAGAATGGACCGGTGAAAGGGTATCGCCAGCTCAGCACCTTGGACTCGCACACCACGGAAATCTGCATGGTCTACGACCAGAAGACATGGGATCTGCAGTTCAGGCCTGTGGGGCACTCGTTGCCGTACAAGCAAGGTTGCCCGCGGCACTGGGGGTGTCGCAGTACCACTCTGCCTTGGCTCAAGACGATGCGTGAGCTGGGTATCGACGTCGACGAGGTGAAGAGCACCCGGGCGTCGATGGACGGCCAGGTGCCGGCCAGTCTGAACTTCGAGACATGGCTCAAGGGTAAGTCAAAGGCCTTCCAGGACGAGAAGCTGGGGCCCGGCCGCGCCGACCTCTGGCGCCGAGGCGTCATCACCTTGAGCGACCTGTTGGACCAGCGGGGCAACCCGCTGAGCCTGGCGCAACTCAAGTCGCTGTACGCGCCCGACTGATCTGATCACCAATTCGTGTAGGCCCCGGCAATGTCCGGGGCTTTTTTATGCCTGCGTTTCGGATGGAGCGGGGCGCCTTCCGGGCCGGATGGCCCATCGCAATGGCCGGATGGCCGGAGAAAGACGAGATGAAACTGAAGACTGTCGAAGTCGATGGCAAGCAATACGCCGAGGTCCAGGATGGCAAGCCGGTCTACTTGGAGGATGACGGCAAGGAGATCGCTTTCGATGCGGTCGGTACCCGAGCCACCATCACCCGCTTGAACGGAGAGGCCAAGCAGCACCGCGAGCGGGCGGAGAAGGCCGAGAAGATCGCAAAAGACTTCGAAGGCATCGAGGACCCGGCCGCAGCGCGCAAAGCCCTGGAAACCGTCGCCAATCTCGACGCGAAGAAGCTGGTGGATGCCGGCGAGATCGAGAAGGTGAAGGCTGAAATCGGCAAGGCCTACGACACCAAGCTGACCGAGGCCACCACGCGCGCGGAGCAGTTGGAGCAGCAGCTCTACGCCGAGAAGATCGGCGGCAGCTTCTCCCGCTCGAAGTTCGTGGCAGACCGCCTGGCTGTTCCGGCCGACATGGTGCAGTCCGTGTTCGGCAAGCACCTGAAGATCGAGGACGGCAATGTCGTGGCCTACGACGCCCACGGCAACAAGCTGTACAGCAAGGCCCGTCCCGGCGAGGCCGCCGACTTCGATGAAGCGCTGGAGATTCTCGTCGACCAGTACCCCTACCGCGACCAGATCCTGAAGGGCTCTGGCCACTCCGGCGGCGGAACGCCCCCGGGCGGCAAGCCCTCCGGCAGCACGGCCAAGTCGCTCGCCGACTGCAAGACCGAGGCCGAGAAGGTCGCCTACCTCGAAACGATCAAGTAAGGAGGCCACATGGCTTTCGATCTCGCTGTATTCAACAAGCAGACCTACACGGCTCTGACCGAAACCGTCGCCCAGGCGATCGACAAATTCAACCAGGCATCCGCCGGCACCATCGTCCTGCAGAACGCGCCGGCGCAGGGCGACTTCGACATCAAGGCCAGCTTCAAGCTGATCGCCAATCTGGTGCGCCGCCGCAACGTCTACGGCAACGGCGACGTGGCTGCGACTCGTCTGAAGCAGTTGCTCAACGCCGCGGTGAAGGTCGCCGCCGGCACGCCACCGATCGAGTATGAAGCGGCCCAGTACAACTGGGTGTTGCAGAACCCGGCGTTAGCGGCCCTGACCATCGGTGAGCAACTGGGTAAAGCACGTGTCGCGGATATGCTGAACACCGCCATCCGCGGCGCGGTGGCTGCAATCAGCGGTCACACCGACGCGACCCATGGCAGCGCCACCGAGACCGCAACCTTCCGCACCCTGAACAAGGCGGCGTTCAAGTTCGGCGACCGCGCCAACGCCATCGCGGCCTGGGTGTTCCATTCCAGCGTGGTCAGCGATCTCTACGACAACGCTCTTGCGAACGCCGAGAACCTGTTCACCTACGACGGCGTGAACGTGATGCGCGACCCGTTCGGCCGTCTGTTCGTGGTGACCGACGCCGACTCGCTGATCGTGCCGGCTGGCGCCGACCCCGAGGCCAACCCAGCTTCGTTCCGTTCGCTGGGCCTGGTGCAGAGCTCGGTGCTGGTGACCGGCAACAACGACTTCGACGCTGTTCTGAACCGCACTACCGGCAAGGAGAACCTGGGTTCGGTCTACCAGGCCGAGTGGAGCTACAACCTGGGCGTGCTCGGTTACACCTGGAAGACCGGTACGGGCGGCGCCTCGCCGAACGATACCGCGATCGGCACCGCGGCGAACTGGGAGCGCACCGCCACCAGCGTCAAAGACACCGCCGGCGTTCTGGTGCTGAGCAAGTAACCGCAGAGGGGCCGCCAGGCCCCCTTTCATGAGGTGGACAATGACCAAGAAGATTCTGTGGTTCGTAGCTGGCCCGGCGACCTCGGACCAGATGGAGTTCGCCCAACGCAATGGGCTGACGATTCGGGACCCGCTCGCCTATCGCCAGGGTGACTTCCTCGAACAGGCCGATGCGGTGGCCGGCGAGGTGCCGCAGGCATACTCGGCGGCCTACGGCCTGATCGAACTGCAAACCAGCGGTGCTGCGAAGGCTTCGGGCGGCCAGGACGGCGAGCCAACCCTCGACGATATCAAGGCTGACCTGAAGGCCCTCGGCGTTGCGTTCGATGGGCGTGCAGGCAAGGCTGCGTTGGCGAAACTGCTCACCGAGGCGAAGGCGGCCCAGGAACCCTCGCCGTTGAACGACGAGCAGGTGCTGGCGCGTCTCGTTGAACTGGGTGTCGAGGTGCCGGAAGGCGCCACGCCCGATTCGCTGCGCGAGCTCCTGAAGGCGACCGAGGAGAAAGCCAATGGCGGTGGTGACTGAGGGTGACAGCGCCAACAGCTACGTCTCCGTCGACCAGGCTACCGAGTATCACGCTCAGCGCGGCAATGCTGCCTGGGCGTCGGCCTCCAATGACAGCCGCTCCTCGGCACTGATCAGGGCGACCGACTACATCGACCGCAGCTATCAATTCCGAGGCTCGAAGGTCGACTCGGACCAGCCGCTGGAGTTTCCACGCACCGGCCTGGCCTGGCCGAACCGGAAACTGCAGGCCGCAACGTGCGAACTGGCCCTGCTGGCCCTCGACGGGCCGCTGGACACGGTACAGCAGGCCTCCGCCGTGAAATCCGAGACGGTGGGACCCCTCACCACGGTCTACGCCGAACCGGTGAACCAGGGGCAGCCGCGCTACGTTGCAGTGGATCGGCTTCTGGAGGCGCTGACAGTCGGCGGCGGCATGTTCAACGTCAGGGTGTCGAGGATGAGCTGATGGCTGATATCTACGACCGTTCCCGGGCGATGGCCGTTCGTATGCTGGCACCGCGGAGTAAGGGCGGCAGGGGGCTTGAGCTACGCCTGACCAAGTTCGAGCAGGGCGAATACGACCCAGCGACCGGTGGAAGCCCAACCATCGAGCGCCGCTTCGATGGTTCCGGCATGCGCCAGGACTACGATGTGCGGGTTATCGACGGTTCGCTGATCCAACAGGGTGATGTCGAGATCATCATGTCTCCAGTGCAGCTTGGGGGGCAGGACATGCCGGCGCCGAGGAACGGCGACCGTATCGAGTTCGACGGCGAGGCCTTCAAGGTGGTGACTGCGAAAGCCTGGAATTATGCCGGCCTGGGCATCGGCTTCGTCGCGCAAGCGAGGAGGTAGCGCATGGCCCGTGGCTCTCGCATGCGTCAACGCTACTCGGGGCGCCAGGGCAGCTTCGCTGCAGCGGTGGCGCAATTCCGCGACCAAGCCTTGGCTGCCGGCGATGCGATCTACCAGCGGATCATGTTGGACCTGTCGGTCAAGGTGATCGAGAAATCTCCAGTCGGTGACCCGGAGCGGTGGGCCGCGAACGTCGCCTACCGCCAGCGAGCGAGTGCTGTGGCGGACCGCTACGACGAGAACGTTGCGATTCGCAACACCCTGATCAACCTGAATCCGAGCAACTTCACCAGGAACGGGAAGCTTCGTCGAGGCGTGAAGCACGCGAAGCCGCTGACCAAGGCGGAGCGTGACCAGAACTTCGACGTCAACGGGATGGTGGCCGGGCGCGGGTATGTTGGCGGGCGCTTTCGGGCCAACTGGCAGTTCAGCATCGGCACGGCCGCACAGGGGGAGATTGATGACGTCGACCCGACTGGCAGCAAGGCAATTTCTGCAGTGACCGCCGGGGTCCAGCCGCTGAAGCTCGGTGATACCGCCTACCTGGTGAACAACCTGCCGTATGCGGTACCGCTGGAGTACGGGCACTCCAGCCAGGCGCCGGCTGGCATGGTCCGGGTGACCATCGCCGAATTCCAGCAGATTGTGGAGGCCGCCGTCAGGGCGAACCAGGTATGAGTCACGAGATCATTCAGCAACTGTTCGAGGCTCGCCTGGACGTCTGGGCGAAGGCCAAGGGGATCCCGGTCGCGTACCCGAATGTGACGTTCGAACCGACGCCGGGTGCCATCTATCTACGCTGCTTCACGCTGCCCGCTGGCACTGCCAGTAGCGACTTGGGCGGCTACCACCGGGGCTTCACAGGTGTGTTCCAGATCAGCATCATGGTCCCAGGCGGGCAGGGTACCGGCGTTGCCGCAGACATCATCGCCGAGTTAGGTCAGCAGTTCCCTCTCTACAGCGAGTTGGCTCGTCCCGGTTTCTCTGTGCAGGTGGTGAGCCCACCAGCGCCGGGACCCTGGATATCGGGGGACATCGCCGATACCAAACCAGTCTCCATCGGCTATCGCGCCGACATCTTCTGATCGCCCGCATGGGCACACCAGCACCCGCCATGAGCGGGTTTTTTCATTTCCACACGAGGAAAACTCCATGTCCGCAAGCCTCCCCAACGGCGCGCTGCTGGCCATTGCTGCCACCTACGGCCCGGCTATTCCGATTACCGCTGTCTCCAACGCCAAGCCAGCGGTTGCTACCGCAGATGCTCACGGCCTGCTGGTCGGTGACGTCGTGTCGCTGGTGTCCGGCTGGACTGGCCTGAACGGCCGAGCCGTCAAGGTCGCAGTTTCCACCGAGGACACCTTCTCCCTGGGCAATATCGATACCACCGATGTGATCCGCTACCCGGCCGGCGGTGGTATCGGCTCGGCGAAGAAGGTCCTCACCTGGCAGCAGATCCAGCAGGTGATGAACCCGACCACCTCCGGCGGCGAACAGCAGTTCGTCCAGTACCAGTACCTCGAGGACGATGACCAGCGCCAGTTGCCTACCTTCCGCAACGCTCAGTCGTTCTCGATGCCGATCGCCGACGACCCCAACTTGCCGCAGTGGGCGGTGATTGAGGCGGCGGACCAGAGTAAAGCGCTGCAGGTGATCCGCCTGACGCTGCGCAACGGATCGGAGGTTTTCTACAACGGCTACGTCTCGGTCAGCGACACCCCGACCCTGAACGTCAACGAAATCATGACCCGGACCCTGACCATCGCTCTCGATGGCCGCCCGGTTCGCTACAACCCGGCCCCCTAAGGAACTGTCATGGCGAAGAAGTTCAGCATCGCGCAGGCGCCCACCTTCGAATCCAGTGTGGAGATTCCCCGCCTCGGCGGGGAGTCCATCAAGGTGCCATTCACCTTCAAGTACCTGGATCGTGAAGCGCTGGCCGACCTCTACAGCAGTTGGGGAGAGCGGTTCGAGCGCCTGGTCGAGGAGACTCGCGAGCAGTCTCTGGAAGCGTTCACCACGGCTCAGATCGACCTCCAGGTCGAGCAGGTACAAGCCGTTGTGGCCGGGTGGGGGTTCGACGAGGCGTTCACCGAGGCCAACGTCCGGCTGCTGGTGTCCTCCCTGGTCAGCGTGCCCGAGGCCATCCTCGAGGCCTACCAGAGCGCCTACAGCAGAGGGCGCTTGGGAAACTGAAGCGCGCCGCACAAGAACTCTATCGGCCTGCAGCCAGCGCCCAGGAGCTGGCGCAGTTCGGATTGTCGCCGGATGACTTCGACGAAAGCGACGAGCAGATGGAACTCTGGCCCTGCAACTGGACGGCCTTCATCGTCTTCGAGGCGATGAGTACCCAGTGGCGGGCCGGCATGTGTGGCGCAACAGGCCTGGACTACACCGCTTTGCCGGTGGTGATGCAGATGTGCGGCGTAGCCGCTGGTGAGCAACCCGCGGTATTCGCGGATATCCGGGTGATGGAAGACGCTGCGCTGAAGGCCTTCCGCGAGCAGAGGGAGTCGGGATGAGCAACTTCGCCGAACTGGGCATCAAGGTCGATTCGAGCCCGGCCGTAAAGGCGGCCGAGGACCTCGACAAGCTGGTCGACTCCGCCGATCAGGCCGAACAGGCAATCGACAACCTGTCCGACGCCAGCAAGGGCCTCGAGCAGGCCACCAAGGGAGTGTCGCGCGCGGAGGAGGACGCTGCCCGCAGTGTCGAGAAGGCGGCCGGTGCGCGTGAACGCCAGGCTGCTGCCAGTCGGAAGGTATACGACAGCGCTGCTGGCGAGATATCCATCATCAGCCAGTTGGAACGGGCGCTCTCCGGCAACGTCGCCAACATCGACGATCTGATTCGCGCCGAGAGCTTGCTCGAGCGGGCGCGCAAGGCCGGCCTGACCACGCTGCAGGACGAAGCGCAGTATCAGGATCGCCTGGGTGCGGCCTATGACCGGTTGCAGAAGGCGGAAACCAAGGAGGCCGCCGAGAAGCAGCGCCTGGTTGCGGCGCAGAACCGTCAGATCGAAGCGATGCAACGCACGGTCAACAGCATCGATCCGGTGACCGCCGCGTTGGCCCGGCTTGAGAAGCAGGAAGCCGCGTTGCGTGGGCTGCGCGCCGCCGGCGGGCTGGATGACGCCGGGCTGGCCGCCGGCCTGGAGAAGATCGCGGCGAAGCGGCGGGACATTGAAGGTACCGGCGGCGCGATCAACAAGCTCGGGCTGACCAGCAAGGAAGCGCGCGAGAACGTGCTGCAGTTGGGTAACGCCCTCTCAACCGGTAACTGGCGGGTCGCCGCCAACAACATCGCCGAGATCGGTGTGAACGCCGGCGGCGCCGCGCGCGGTGTTATCGGCGTCCTGGCCCCGATTGGGCTGCTGGCAGCGGCGATCGGTGGTGTGACTGCGGCGGCGTACTTGGGCAGCAAGGAACAGGGCGAATACAACAAGGCGCTGATCATGACCGGCAACTACGCTGGTACCAGCGCCTCTGGACTGGGCGAAATGGCTCGCCAGGTCAGCAATACGGTTGGCACGACCGGAGCTGCTGCCGAAGTGCTGGCCACCCTGGCGGGCAAGGGAGACTTGGCCAGCGAAAGCTTCGTTGCCATCACCCAGGCCGCGCTGTCGATGGAAGAGGCGACTGGCCGCGCGGTGGGGGATACCGTCGCCGAGTTCGTGAGGCTGGGAGAGGACCCTGTGAAGGCCTCGAAGGCCCTGAATGAGCAGTACAACTACCTCACCGCATCCGTCTACTCGCAGATCAAGGCGCTGGAGGAGCAGGGGGATCACGCCGGCGCGGTGAAGCTGGCGACTGAGGCCTACGCTGACGCAATCAACCAGCGGACCCCGAAGATTCTGGAGAGCCTGGGTTGGATTGAGCGTGCTTGGGATGGAGTCGCACGTGCCGCGAAGCGCGCGTGGGATGATGCCAAGAGCATTGGTCGCCAGGACATCGACTCCCAGATCGCCGACGTGGAGCGGCGCCTTGCCCAGCTCGATCAAGGTGGTTTCGGCCTGGTCGGCAACCGCGACGAGAGCCGGAACCGCCTGCGCGAAGAGCTCGACATGCTCCGCGAGCGGAAGAAGGCGATGGAGGACGATGCCAGAACCGCCGGCGAGCGCGCTCGGGCTGAACAGGCCGCCCAGAATGCTATTGACCGGATCGACGCTCGTTCCAGGGCGGCGCTGACCAACCAGCAGAAGCGCGCCAAGGAGTTGGAGCAGTACAAGAAGGATCTACAGGCGATCCGCGAGGTGAACCCGAACGATGACCGCCTGCAGCAGGCGACCATCGATCGCGAGATCGCCAACATCAACGCCAAGTACAAGGACCAGAAGGGCTCCGCCGGTTCGGTGGACCTACGCGCGGCCAACGCCGCGAAGAACAGCTTGGCCGAGATCACCGCGACCTACCGTAACGCGCAAAAGGAATTGGAGGCGTCCCAACGCGCAGGCGTGATCAGCGCGGAAAGCTACGCGCAGCAGCGCATCTCGATCATCCAGCAGGAGCGGGATGAGGTAACTCATGCCTACGAGCGTGAGATCGCAGCGCTGGAGACTGCCAGGGCGAAGCAAGGAACCTCGGCTGCCCAGCGAATCCAGCTCGACCAGAAGATCGCCGACTCCAGGACGGCGCTGGTCAAGGCGCAGCAGGACGCTGATTCACAGCTCAACCAGATCGAACTCAGCGAGCAAGGGCGGCTACGGCGACAGGAGCAGTCGGTGCAGCGCTATACGCAGGCGCTGCAGGCGCAGGTCGATGCGTTGCGCCTGGAGGGCGAGCGCGCTGCGGCCGGTGTCAGCATGGGCGGACGAGAGCGGTCCCGCTTCGAGCAGTTGAACAGTCTCGACGACCGCTATAACCAGCAACTGATGGACCTGGAGAACCAGCGCTCCGATCCCAGTCGGCAAATGTCGGACGAGGAGTACGAGAAACGTCTGGCTGCGCTCAGAAAGGCGCATCAGGACCTGCGAGACACCGTGGTCAGCAACTACGACCAGATGACCGCTGCCCAGTCAGACTGGAGCAACGGAGCGAGCGGAGCCTGGAACGACTATCTCGAAAGCGCCAGGAATGTTGCTGGGCAGACGCATGATCTGTTCACCAACGCGTTCCGCGCCATGGAGGATGCAGTCGCTACCTTCGCCACGACCGGCAAGTTGTCGTTCTCCGACTTCGCCAAGAGCATCCTGGCCGACATGGCGCGGATTGCAACGCGCGCCGCTGCCTCGCAGGCCCTTTCGTCCCTCTTCGGCGGATTCTTCGGCGGTGGAAACGCTGCCGCACAGTCGGGCGTCGACAATCTGGTGAGCAACAGCGGGCTGTTCGCCAACGGTGGTGCGTTCGCCGGCGGGGTGCAGATGTTCGCCACTGGCGGGGCCTTCACCAACAGCGTGGTCAGCACGCCAACCGCGTTCGGCATGAGCGGCGGCCGTATGGGTGTGATGGGCGAAGCGGGGCCAGAGGCCGTGATGCCGCTGACCAGAACCTCGTCCGGGGCCCTCGGTGTGCGCGCTATGGGCGGCAGTAGCTCGCAGATCAACGTCGAGGTGAACATTGCCTCGGATGGTTCGGCCAACGTCTCCAGCAGCCAGCCTGGCCTGGACCAGTTCGGTCGCGACATCGGGACGTTCGTCGAGCAGAAGTACCGACAACTCCTGGCGCGTGATCTGCGGCGTGACGGTGCGATCGGCCGCGCCATCAACGGGTAGGGCACATGGCAATCGAAACCTTCACCTGGGCCACCGAGAGCGGTGGCGAGGGCGACATCACCTTCGCCACCAGGTCCGCGCAATTCGGTGACGGCTACAAGCAGTTGGTGAGCGAAGGCCTGAACAGCAAGTCCCAGAGCTGGCCGGTTTCCATCACCGGGCCGGCGGCGACCATCAAGGCCGCGATGGACTTCCTGGACCGCCACACCGGAGCGCGTGCATTTCTCTGGACGCCGCCCCTGGGCGGCCTGGGCTTCTACACCTGTGCGGGCTACCGGCCCGTCAACCTCGGCGGCCGGGTCTACCGACTGACCGCGACCTTTGAACAGGCATTCCATCCATGACGCTGATCACCGATATCCAGAAGCTGGAGCCCGGCGGCGAGGTCGTGCTGTTCGAGCTCGACGGCAGCGACTTCGGCGCCGACGTGGTCCGGTTCCATGGACACGCTATCCCGCATAGTCCCCAAGAACTGGCCGCCGCCGGTGCCAACGCCGACCAGTTACCGGCGAAACCGATCTGGTGGCAGGGCCACGAATACGCGGCCTGGCCGGTGCAGATCGAGGGCATCGAGGCGAACAGCGATGGTACTGCGGCACGGCCGAGCTTCACCGCCGGCAACGTTAATGGCCGGATTACGGCGCTCTGCCTGGCGTTCGAGGACCTGCTCCAGTTCCGCCTCACCATCCGGACGACGCTGGCGAAGTATCTGGACGCGGCGAACTTCCCAGGCGGCAATCCCGACGCTGATCCCTCCCAGGAGATCGTCGAGATCTGGTACTTGGACCAGAAAACCAACGAGGACGGCCAGTACGTCGCTTGGGAACTGGCCTCGCCAGGCGACGTTGGCGGCGAGCAGGTCGGCCGGCAGATGACCAGCCTGTGCCACTGGGCGATGACGGGCGGGTACCGCGGGCCCGACTGCGGCTACACCGGCCCGTACTTCGACATCGACGGCAACCCCACCGATGACCCAGCCCGGGACGAGTGTGATGGCTGCCTGGGCACCGGCTGCATCCCGCGCTTCGGTGAAGGCAACCAACTGCCCTTCGGCGGCTTCCCTGCCGTCTCGATCATCGCCAGGAGCTGACCATGCTCAAGCACATCCTGTCTGCCGTGCAGAAGCACGCTGCGGCAGAGTATCCGCGCGAGTGCTGCGGACTGATCATCCGTTCTGGCCGGAGCCAGCGATACGTTCCCTGCGAAAACACCGCTGCCGACGCCGGCGAGGAGTTCCGCATCGCGCCGGAGGCGTATGCAGAGGCAGAGGATCAGGGAGAGATCGTCGCCGTGGTGCATAGCCACCCCGATGCCACCAGCCGACCGAGTGCCGCAGATGTCGCGATGTGCAACGCCTCGGGCCTGACTTGGCACATCCTGAGCTGGCCGGAGGGCGACCTGCGTACCATCGAGCCCGTCGATCAGGTGCCGCTGCTCGGGCGCGCGTTCGTGCATGGGGTGCAGGACTGCTGGCAGGTCTGCGCCGACTGGTACCAGAGGGAGTGGGGCATCGAGTTCCCGCACTTCGAGCGTGCCGATGGCTGGTGGGAGCGGGCAGACGGTCCAAGCCTCTACGAGCAGCGGTTCGAGGGGGCCGGCTTCATCCGGGTGGACCGGCCGCAGCGCGGCGACATGATCGTGATGGCTGTGGGACGTACCGCGCACCCGAACCACGCCGGGATCTACCTGGCGGACGACCCATCACTACCTGGCGAGGATGCGCAACACTTCGGCGCCGGGCCGTTCCTGTTGCACCACCTGTACGGCAAGCCCAGCGAAATCATCGTGTTCGGTGGGCCGTGGCTCGACCGGATGCGCTTGGTGCTGCGGCACCGGGTGCGCCCCTTGACTACCTGAGGTCAACACTCTGCTGGGTTCTGGCGCCGGAGCGGTGATGGTAGAGTCCCATCAACAGCTATGGAGGGGGTATGAAGGGGATATTCGTCATGACTTGCTTTGCTGTCGCCCTTGTAGGCTGCAGTGAGGAACGTGAAGTTCGGAATGCGGTCTCCGAACAGTTGAAGGATCCGCAATCAGCCAGATTTCAGAATGAGCGTGAGGTCCGGAAGGGTCTATATTGCGGCGAAGTAAACGCCAAGAACTCTTTCGGAGGATATACCGGCTTTCAGCCCTTTATTGTGGTCGATCGCGAAGAGCGCGGCCTTGATGCTATGGTTGGAGATATTGATAGTTGGGTAGTTGAAGGTGCATGTCAGCCAGGTGAGCTACCCAAAGGCGTTATTGCGTTTATGCCCATAAAGCCCGATGGCCCAGACCCTAGTACATCTACCCCATACTGGGTTGCCAGAGTTTCAGTCGCAGGTAGGTCGGAATGGTTGCTGAGTAATCTGGAGAAATTTCATTACCCGGTATTCACCGAGAAAAGTGGTGATGGAGTCTTGAGGATTTTCGTTGGGCCATGGAAGAAAAGAGAAAGTGCTGAAGCTCAGCTTGCTATGCTTAGGGTAGAAATGGGTGTCGATGGTTTTGTCATGATGTACAAGAACTAGCTCTTGAACCGTATTGAACGTCTGCAGACCGCCTCCGGGCGGTTTTTTATTACCTGGAGAGACGCATGACCACCGCAGCGCACCACACTCCGATGACCACCATCAAACTCTACGGCGCGCTCCGGCAGTTCGGCCGGGAGTACCGTGTGCTCGTCGGGTCGACTGCTGAAGCGATCAAGGCCTTGTGCGTGCAAATTCCAGGCCTCGAGCGCTTCCTCGCCAATGCCCACCTGCGAGGTATGGAGTTCGCTGTATTCCGTGGGAAACGGAACATTTCCGAAGATGAGCTGCAGTTCGGGGGCGCCGAGGAAATTCGCATTGCTCCGGTCATGCGTGGCCGGAAGCGTGGCGGGTTGGTGCAGACGATAGTCGGGGCTGTGCTGATCGCTGCTTCCTACGCTTTTCCCGTCATAGCCCCGTATGCGCTGCCTGCAGGGATAGGGATGGTTGCAGGCGGCGTCATCCAAATGCTCAGCCCCCAGGCCAAGGGGCTTTCGATGTCAGGGGCGCCGGAGAACCTGCCCAGCTACGCCTTCGGCAGCGCCAGAAACACCACCGCCAGCGGGAACCCGGTGCCGATCTGCTACGGGAAGCGCCGCTGGGGCGGGGCGATTATCTCGGCTTCGATTTACGCCGAGGACAAGGTGTAACAACCCATCATGAGCGGCTATGCCGCGGGAGAGAGGAATGAACACCCAAACTACCACCAAAGGTCAGGCTATTAAAAGCCAAGCTGTAGACTCGAAAGGAAATCCAGCTTGGCTTTTACGCTCTGACGGTCAAATCGTGATTTCGGCGCAGTTCGTAAAAGATAGCGCCGTGACCAAAGCTGTTATTCGCGGTTGATATTTGGGATATCAAGAGTGTAAGTGCTTGGTATCACTCCGTCCGGAAATACCTTTTGGAAAATCTCTAGCACGAAGTTATCTCCTACACCTTGCTGCCTGCATGCCAGTGAAGCTTTTCGGGCGATGTGTCTTTGTTGGCTGCAAGAATCTTCTGTCGAGTCAGGGTGCCTCTGATAAATTCAAGACAAAGCATAAATCTCGGAGCGAGTTGAATGAGCACTTTTGCTTGTGAGTCCAACATGAGGGAGCTCTCAATGAGCACAGGTCGGCCCATTGAGGAGCTAAAGCAGGTAGTCGTGACTGAGTTAATGGTTAAAGCCGCGATGGATTATGTGCTCGGGTTATGGGATCGGGATGTCGACATTTTCCTGCTAGAGGATGTGTTCAGGATAATGGCAGTTCTTCAGCCTCGGCCTCTGGATATTCCAAAATTGACGAGCGCACCTTCTCAATGAGCTTGTCGAACTTGGATAGCGATGCCGATTTAATTTCATCTGGAACACCGCATTCCAACAGCCCAGCAATAATGCCGAGCAGGTAGTAAACCTGCATTAAGTCGAGCGCGATTTTTCTAAGTTCAAGCAACGTTAGCGTTTCTGAGTAGGGCGTTCCGTCACTGTTCCTCTTTGTTGGATGGTAGATAGGGGCCTCGTCCTTGCCCTCTGGTGATAACCCCCAGGCCCAATGGACGATCTTGTTTCTCTGCGCCGTCATCTTCTTGAATGTGGACAGAGCGACATTCAGCCTTTCCGGTATGTCGATCGGTAACGGCGATGTTTCGAGCAGCTTTGTGACTGTTGCTGCTAATGAGGTCGAGCGGAGCCTTAATGATTCTACGACGACCGACTGGGTATCTGCTCTTAGTCCGCTTAGAAAACCGAATATCCGCATGAGCGGTTCATCGCACAGGCTGTGATTGACCACGATCTGCCCGATTTCTGCCCGCATGGCAGAGTTTGGGCCCGCGTCGTATCTATAGTTTGTGGTTCTTGGGTCTTCCATTCCGCTTGCCTCCTCGGCCCCTGGTCTCATCCAAGCACGGGAAGCTACCGCCAGAGCAAACATGGTGCCACTGGCATTTCATCCACGCTGTACAACCTTCCAGCCCGCCCTGTGCGGGCTTTTTCATGCCCGGAGGAAAGCATGGGCGCAGTTCACCAGCACCTGGCCGGCCGCAAGGGCGGCAGTAGCAAGCCGAAACAGCCGGTCGAGGCACCCGACAG